CAAGTGTTAGTAATCACAGACAGGGAGTCACCGGCATTGACCTTAAAATATTCCGTCTGGTTCGCCGCCATGCGCGCATTATTGGCCGTCGCCGCCGTTCCAGCCGTACTTATCAAAATTGAACAAATCACATCCGTATGCACGCGAATAAATCGTGTCGCCGCACCAAAAGCAGCCGATGAATTAGCTCCCGCACCAATCACGACAGGAGTCTGATCGACCAGAGAAGGCTGCGCCGCGATCTGCACCGGACCGTTGCTAGTCTGCAACACATCAGAAAATTCAGAAATGTAGAGCTTGGCCAATGCTACCTCCTCGGCGCAGCACTAGCATCTTGTAGCCTATCTTGGTGAATCATTCCAGGGGGGCCTTGCCCGCCCCTAGGAGGAGAAGCACCAGCCCCTTGCCTCGGGCCGCCCGGAGGCCCGCCAGCCCCAGGAGGCCCGCCCGGACCTCGCTGCATCTGCATCATCTGCGCCAGTTGCATCTGCATCTTCTTTTCCATCTGGAACCGATGCAACATCATGTGCTCCCGCACCGCCCCCGTGGGATCGCCGTTCTCCATAGCCTGCATGTGCTCCTGCATGTGCTTCTGATCCTCATCAAGCTCATGCACTGGCAACGCCAATCCCATGACAAGGTACTTGTTTTCTTCATCAGGCGCCATAGACAATTTGTCCTTCAGATTCCTGAATATCTCCGGCGCCAACCGCGAGCCGAAAGCGTTCTCGACCAGGAGACTGATCACCGGAACAAGGTTGATTTCGTGCCCTTTGTACTGATCCGGAGGTATCCCCTTAATGACGTTCATCGCACTGATTTGCATCTGGATAGCTTGCGCATTCCGTGCTGCTTCCACCCCAAACCATCTAAATTCAAACCGGCGACTGCTCTCGATAGGAGGTATCTCCTCCATCCGGGTCGCGAGCCCCATCTGACCGTACTCCCGGACGGTAATAGGGTTCTCCCGAAATTGATGGTCGAGGTCTACGAACCACCGAAGAAGAGGCGTCAACCCTTCGTCTTCAATATTTGTACAAACGTCAGCAGTACTAAGAATATCAACTTGTTGCTCGTTTGCTATTTCGGCTTGATTACGCTTGACTTTCTGCCCGGTAGATTGCGCAATCGCCGCAGGAGAGACGGATAATACCTGAAAAATTTCTGTCTTCGCCGAAGCAACAATCGAAAACGCATCTTTCCATAAGGGAGGAAACTGAGCAAACTTCGTGTCATTAGGACTAGTCTCCCAAATCGCCGCGAGGTTGAGAACCATTGACCCGGTACGTGGATTCTTCGTCGGATCAGTCATAATGATGGGAAGAAGAGCGTACGCAGCACTATCCCACCCCTCATTTATCACATCGTTCGCACCGTACTGGAGCTTATCCACCGCGGCAATCTTCGACACACCTTTGAACGATCCACTCAGCTTGTTCTGCGCAAAAGAAATCAACGGACACTTGTCATTCCAATTAGGATTGCGCCGAACACTCGGAATGCGCTCGTTGCCCTCGACGCCGCCAGCAAAATAAATCTTGCACAGCCGACGCTCACCATCCACCTTCAGGCGCGAATACATTTCATAAACAACAATAGACTCACCATCCTTATCAGACATAATCCCGGCAGCATCAACATGCTTCTTAGCAGTCTTAGGATCGCCCTCCTGCCCCGTGCCGTAGGCGGCAATATCCTTCTCTAGAAGGTCTCCAACTTCCTCATCAATCTCTCCATCATCAACTGCCTGCTTCAATCGTTCCTTTGACCAAATACGCTTGATCGCTACCCCCCCGCCTTTAGCAAGAGCATCACCCACAGAGGAAGCAGACACAGGAACCACAACCACGTCAGTATCAGAAAGAACCTCAACGGCGGGACCCTGGTGGACCACCACGGCCGTCTCCATGTCGTCGTCCGCGTCGGGGTCAATGTTCTCAGCCTCCTCGCCCTCCACTTCAGCCTTTGCCTTGGTCCGATAAACAACATGCCGTTCACTGTCCTCCCATCCCACATAAAGATTGTACTGCCCTTCCACGTCTCCGTTGATCATCAACGCAGGCATGATCTGCGTGCGCAACCTCGTCTTGCGAATGTAATGCTCCAAGAGAGCCATAACGTGGTAAGGCTTCTCATCGGACGTGATACACTCAACATTTCGTTGCGACCGGGGGAAAATCTGATTGACAAACCGCGTCTTGCGCGCGTCAATGGCTTCTTTGACAATGGGAACAAATATCTGTGAGTTGCCAGAGTAACCTTGTTTAACACCTAAAACACCGTTGTAAATGTCCCAATAGTCACACTGATCGTTGCCCCGCTCCCACTGATCCATGAACGCCTTATCAACTCGCTTGGCCAGCTTCAAAACCTGCTCTCGAATCTTCTCCTCACCCCCCAGCTCGCGATTGCGATCCCTAACTTCTTCCTTCTCAGCCCATTCCTCGCACCACCCCTCGGGCGCAATCTCGCCCATGACCTTGGCGCAGGCTTCACCGTTGATGAAAAATTTGCAGTCCTGACACTGCCCCCCGAGCGTCCCAACGTCCGTATAATTTACGTCATCCTTGGATTTTCGTCTCGCCATGCCCAGTGCTCATAGAAGGCCGCGCGGTCAGGTAGCGCCGGCCTGAAGCACCATCTATAGCATAGTTCGGCCGCTCATCGCCAGTCCCCAGGGAATGTCCGACAACGGCCATAAACGCCTCAAATCCCTCCATTAAAACCTTGTAGACGCCCTCCTCAGCCGCCCCGCTGACCGGGCCGCTCTTAACAATAGAAGCCGCGTAGCCCCCCGCAAAGGCGTTCAAGGCCCACGATGCCCCCGACGATACCACCAGCGCAGGCTGGCCGTGCGCAAGGCTCTCCAATCTCTTGCGGGTTTCTTCTCGGCCCAAGCTAACCGAACCCCCCATAGACAGCCGAACTCCCGCACGCGACGTGGCAGCCCGTAATCCGATAGAGTCATAAGCTCCCCAGTGCTCGGCAGGGGCATAGCATACAACTTTTCCCCCGGCCATGAAGCGAGAAGAAGCAACAAGCTCTCGAAAAGACGCCCCCGGCTCCCCCTCCGATACGTAGCTCCCCACGACACGTATCGTTCCCCCCACAAGCTGAACGAGTACTCCGGTCGTATAGAGTCGCGTAGCATTAACCGCAAGATAGCATGTCGAGTTGCGTTGAACATCTAAGTCATCCTGCACATTGTTGAAACCGAAGTTGTCATAGATAGCAAGTCCAGGTCTCATACGCAATGCATAAGCCAAGGCGTTAGGCACGTCGATTCGACCGGTCGGAAAGCTTAATAACTGCTGTTGCAACGTAGGCAGCTCTTTTGCAAAAGTAACCTCTCCGCTCACGAAAAAGGGCTGCAACGACCGGATGAAGGCCAATTTGCCAACAGGCGCAGGGAGAGTTGTGACAGGGATAATCTGTTGCCTCCGTGTCTGCTCGGCCCGCAATGGCTGGAGGATAAACTCCTCCAGCCCCTCCTTCTCGATTCCGATCTTGATTGGCTGGTACTCCTCCCACGTCTGGAAGATGTCTTCGATGATCTTGTCCGGCATCCACAATTCCCCGGAAGCGTCCCACACTATCAGCTTGGTCCCAACCCATGAGAACACCACCTTTCCCGTATGCGCCGAGCTGGCCTTGACCGTTCTCGCCGGATCGTACATCGCATAAGTCGGATGCCAAGTGCGAACGATCGGCTCTATCTTGAACATGCTACGAGTGAAAACACGGGTGCTCGGGTCTACCGCCTCAACCATGTACTCTTGCATGTACTCATTCAACATGCCTGCCTTGAGAAACTCATCCTTGCGGAAGTCAATAAGCTCGAGCGGAAATCTCGACGGCCATGTAGCCCGACGCTGCCCCCTTGCGTCAATGTACTCCCAAGGGTATTTATGCACAGTCCAGCCGCCGGCCTTCTCTAGCCGCGCCGCAAGGCAGTCGGGATCGAGAAGGTTGGCGAGGATATGGACCTTGGCGTCGGGTGCTAATGCAGGCACAAGGGTGCGCATCAACCACGTGTGGGTCTTGTTGCGCTGCTCGGGAGAACTTACGCTTTCTTCGTCTTCGATGTCATCGATGAGACAGGAGTCCGGACGCTGGTCGTCGTGCTTAGTTCCTCGGAGGCTTTGCCCTCGGCCAAAGGATTGGATGACAACTCCGTTGTTAAGGACAACTTTGTCTTCGTTCCAGACGGGTCCGTGGAGGTCTCCAAAAATGGCGCGGATGTACGGGTTAAAATCGAGTTCGTGCTTAACTGCCGCAAGACGCTCGCAAGCACGAGTTGCGCTTTCTCCAATGATGATATGATTTCGAAAACGTCTCCAGCAAGCTCCGATCGTGATGGCTTCTTCAGCCAAAGTGCTTTTTGCTGCGCCACGGAAAGCAAGGAACAGAAGTCGTCTACTTTCCCCATGTAAGTCTCGGATAATCTCAAAGTGGAAATCCGGCGTTTCGTTTGGGTGCCTGTGCTCAAAGAGTGTCCTATGCGCGTTGTACGGGTTGATCTGGGGAGACAGGCGAATAATCGCCTGCTCCAGTGGAGTTAGGGAAGCTACGTCGATCACTTCTTATTCCAAGGCTGAAAGGCTTTGAGGTCTTCGATCCGAGGCCATGTGCCATCAAAGGTCAAAGCGCGATCGTCAATGGTAAGAAAAGCAGCAGGCTTCTCCGTTGGCCATTCCACAAACTCATTCGGCATCCATTTGAGTACCCAGTCCTGCATTGCTTTCAACCCGCCGGGCTGATTGCTTCGACTTGAAAATATGCAGACCCTGAAGTGGTTGAGCGCTCTATCTATGAAAGCTGCCGCCCCCTCGACGGGGGGATCGGGGATTACATCGGCACCCTTCCACCCACTCGTATAGCTGTGAATCACCCCGTCGAAATCTAAACAGAGAATTGGCTTACCCATCATTTTGCCTTTCGAGCCTTGGCCGTCTGTTTCTTAACGTTCTTCGGGCTGGACATGTCAGCCGTCACTCCGCTCGCTCTCCCCGGCAACTTCTTCACACTCGACGTGTCAGGGGGTTTCTTACTGCTTGTTGATCTCGAACGTTTTGTCATCTTACCTCCAATACATCTTTCATGACTTTGTGAACTCGCCAAGACGTGACTGCCCCGCATCCATTGCTACTTATAAGCTCGTCAATCTCCTGCGCAACTTCTTCCCTGGAGAGCTTGTCCGACCGGTTCCATCGCGCGTCAACCCGCGCAGCGTCTTCCTTGCATTTTACATAGTCCGGGTCCCACGACGGGTCCCACGACGTCCCACACCCAGCCAGCAGCACAGCTAGGAGCATCCCCAGCGCACGCATCAGTACCTTCCTTTCATCCTCTCCCTGAAATAGTTCCCCGCGCTCGGGGCATCTTGCAAGCCCTCCACTACTTCCTTAGGGACATTGTGCAGTGTGTAGGTCCGACCGTTGGAGAAGCTGAGGTCCAACTCCTGCGTCTCCTCATCATAGGAACCGCCGAAGATCGCCGTGCTCAAGAGACCAAAGGGAACTTTAGACATGGATAAACCTTTCATGTTATGTGGTAGATGCGAACTGAATTGCGGCATCTTTAAGGAGATAAGGCAGTGAATGAGGAAGACAAGTTTGAAGCGCGCCACCAGGAGACGATCCCAGCACCTGAAGGAGAAACATGGGACGGGACAGTACCTGAAGGGAGTGTAACGGATGCTCCGACTCCCTTGACGGCGGGTCTCCTGGGGCTGGCAGAGGATACCAAGACTGAAGAAGACGACCCCGATAAAGTTGACAAACCCACTAAACATGGTAAGAAGTAAAAGTGACCGTCTCAAGGTTTCCTCCCATGACTGGCCCCCGGAGTTCCGGGGGCTTTTTTCGACCCAGGTAGTCTAAATATTTATATGGGTGGGATTTTGGGCTGCGAATTTAGGGTGGTGTGGCAGAAAATTAAAACTCGGCGGCCGACCTCGGGCTATCCCGAGTTGAGAACAAAACGGGAACGACCTCGTTCCATCTCGTTCACTTAACGCATTTAACCGAGAACAAACCGGGGACGAGAAAAAAGCCTAGGAATTCAGTCCTACAACCGAAGATTTTATTTTCGGGTACAACTTTTCATTCCTGGGACTATATTCCTATTTTAGGACTATAGTCCTAAAAGCGCATCACAGGTTGTAGGAATATATTCCGAACAAATCGTGAACACAGTAAAATCGAGGGTTGATTACAACTTTTTTTGGTTAAATATTTGGTATGTATCTGGCAGGTCGGACAACGGTGTGCCACAGGTACAAGCCGCTGTTTCGACTGGGGGAATTGGTATTGTTCTAACCATGTCTTTTTAAAAAACAGAAGGTAGCGAGAGAGGAAGACGGTACAACCTAAAAGTTTATACAACCGGTTGCACACTCGTATACCCCCCCCCCCTATCCGTTTCCTAGCGATGTGGTCGTTTTTTAAATTACATGGTGTGAACTAAGAACTTTCTTCAGCGTTTCAAGCACTTAACCGTGCGACTACAGGCGACTCGTAAAACCAGATACAACCGCCTCTTCGCTTTAAAAAATACAGCACTAAACCCTAAAGAGAGTGATCCTACATCACACAGGAACCTTTCAGAGGCCTTTTTTACAACCTGAGCTATTTATTGCACCTTCCTCAGCGTTGTGCTACAGAGTCCACCGGTCGAAACGGAGGATTAAATGACAAACAGATCGGATGAAATATGCCTAACTCGCGAACATTTGCTCGCGATCCGCGAAACTCCCCTCCCTCCAAAGTCGAATTCCAGGCGCCACAGCGGCGCGATCGCCACTAAGTTCCAGGTTGTCCCCGTGCCCTTGGCCGGAGATACTGATCGGCGCTGGCATCGCGTCTACCGCAACGCGCGTGGCCTCTTTATCGAAGCCCGCAGCGTCAAGATGCGCAATGCCCCGCGCGCTAGTTCCTTCCTTAATAAAGAGGCTCGCGGCTGTGTCAGGCGAATCACAGCCGATCTAGACCGATGGCTAGCTGAGGTCGAACCCTTCCGCCCTGGCGAGTTCCGCTACATGCAGCCCGGTGAGCTTCTAAGCTTGCGCCAGTCTACACCATCCAAGTATGACGGCAACCCACACCGCATCCCAACGGGCTTGTGGGTGCTGTGGCGCCCAGTCGAGAAGAAAGCGCCACGCAATAAAGGTCGCAACCAGCACACTGGACCGGCCATGCCCAACACTGCACCTGATCCCTACTGGGGCAGCACGTGGCATGAAGTCTATCGAACCACTCAAGGCGGCTGGCTCTATATCGAGGTCGGCACGCCGATCTTTACCGACGAAGAGCGCGAGCAAAGAAAAACCGGCCATCTAAGGCCGGTTGAGGAATTCAATCTTCGTCGGTATCAAGGCGTCGTGCGCATCGCGCCGGAGCTTTTTAGCTAATTAAATTTCTTTATAATCTTCGCAACAAAATTAGCACAAATATTTGTTGCATCTCTCTTCGAATGTGCTACATTGAATCATCGAAAGGGGAGTTGAGCACATGACCAGCAAGCAGATCAAAGAAAAGGTTGCCTTCTACCGGGAAGCTTTCACCAAAGGTCGGATCACCGCACAAGAGTTGGATGCTTTCATCGCAGCGCTCGCCCAGCTTGCCAATGTGGAACGCTGCATTGCTGAGATCAAGGCTATTCTCGGATGAAGCTCTGCGGTCAGCCCCCTACGGGGGGCATTCCGCAGCGCTCCGCTGCATAGGAGACTAAGATGAAAAAGTTGTTATTTGCAGGAGCTACACTAGCTTTCGCAGCCGTATCGGTGCTCCAAGTGGTTCCTCTTAAGGCGCAGAATACTCCATCACATGCGTTGGTAACTATGGGGTTTGTGTTCAGTGGCTACACCAGTGATGCAAATTGCCATACGGCAGGGGATGCTATAACATCAAACGTCCTCGGGGGGACGTTTAAGCCTAACTATTATTGTATCCCCATGACAAACACAACCGCAACCCTACCTGTAGTCGGAGGAGGATACTCGCCATCGTTTTAAGTAGCTTTTAGGTCAGCCGCACACATAAGTCCACGCTATCTGCTGGCAGTGTGCGGCGCTCCGCTGCATAGGAGACTACAAGATGAAGTTGCTATTGGTAGGCGCTATAGACGGACCTTGCTTCACTTATGTGCCCTGTGCTGACGATAAGTGGCGCGTTATCGCCGGGTGGTATCTTACTATGGATGAAGCTCGAGAGCCCGAGCAGGAAAGCCAGGAGAAGAACCATGAAACCGACTAAAGAAGAGTTTGAAGCTGAACTTGACAAAGTGTTGAAAATCGCAGACAGGAAAGACCAATACCTTTTCCTTGCCTGCGTCGGTACAGTGGCCATAACCGGTTTCCTGTGCGCGTGCTTACTTTGGGTGGTCTTACCATAGGAGGGGGTAATGACTGAAATAAACGTACAGTTTGTGAATGTTAAACGTATTCCAAACTATGTAATGCAGCTTGAAACAACAGTGCGGGTGTATCGTTGTCAACCGGAACGGGTCGAATTACAATTGAGAAACCCGGCATGGTACGCAACTGCAACCTTGACTAAAGAACAAACACAAGAAATTGTCAAAGAACTGCAAGAGAGATTGGCAGAATTAGAATGACCTTCGCTCAGACGATAAGAGCCTACCGCATCACGGCGGGCTTAACCCAAGCCGAGCTAGCCGCCAAGATTGGCTACTCGCAACAGACTGTGAACAATTGGGAGACGAACCGCGTCGAACCATGGCCTCGTAAAAAAGACACAATTATAGATCAAGTTATGAAAGCTACGGGATGTGGCAGGTTTAGCGAATTAGTATCTTCCAAGTCCGATCCCTGTGTTACTCCTTCCGCGGGAAAGGATCCGCTACCGCGTAGCCCGACACGTGGGGAAGAAAAGTCGGGCACTTACATGAGAAGGAAACGACCAAATGTGTGTGAGGAAATTACCGGCGAAAGTTCGCCGAACACTGGCAGCCAAAAAAGCGTGGCGCAGCCGAAAGTCGACTTCCGCCGACCGCCGCCGCATGGATGAGGAATTGTTAGGAAAAAGTGATGAAGAATGGGACCTTGAGGCAAAGTTAGAAGAAGAGAATGAAGCCCGTAGAGGTCGGTCATGTGGATGATCGTATGGGTTCAACTGATGACGGGGCAGACGGGGCACGGGGAGTGCATGATGGACAAGGCCGAGTTAGAATTCCAAGCCGAAGCCGCTAACGCGCACTTCGAAGGAATTTACTGGCACTGGGTCGAGCCTTGTCAGGAGGACATATGAAAAAACCTTGGATCGAGCAGGGTATCAGCAAGACGACCTACTATCGGCGACGTAACTCTAGTGCTTGCCCCTACTGCCATTGGATTGTTGCTAAAGAAGGACATAGACGAGACTGCCCTAAAAAAGAGAGGCCGTGGGAGAAGGCCGGCATATCTGAGGCCACTTGGTACCGTCGCAAACGGCAGGGATTTTGATGAATATCATCACACTTGACTTTGAGACTTACTTTGATCAAGAGTACAGTCTCGACAAGATGACGACTGAGGCGTACGTGCGCGATCCCCGCTTTGAAGTGCATGGGGTAGGGATACGATGGAATGAGTACCCGGACGCCCGCTTACTAAGTACTGAGTGGTACGATGGAGACGTTGCCAATTACCTTTGGCAGATTGACTGGAGAAAGACCGCTTGCCTTGCCCACCATGCACAATTCGACGGATTGATCCTATCTCATCACTATGGCATCAAGCCTGCGATGTGGTTCGACACCCTTTCCATGGCGCGTGCTGTCATCAGTCCACATTTACCTAAAGGGTTGGGCGCGCTCGCTGAGCATTTCAATTTGGGGGTTAAGAATGTTCCATATGACCTTTTCAAAGGACAGCGATGGTGGGACCTACGCGCGTCGACGCAACAAGCGGTCGCTGCAGGATGCTGCCACGATGTGGAACTCACTTGGAATTTATTTTGTCTCCTATCCCAGGGGTTTCCAGCCGACGAATTTGCCCTTATCGACGAGACCGTGCGCCTGTTCACCGAACCTGTATTGGTGGGTTCTCCCGATGTCCTGGATCGAGTTTACCGGGAAGAAAGAGAAGGAAAAGACAGACTCCTTGCCGAACTGGGAGTGACGACGCAGGAGTTAAGAAAGAATGAGACGCTGATCCAGCTCCTCGAAGCCGAGGGGGTCAATATTGAGTACAAGGATGGTAAAAACGGACCGATCCCGGCTTTTGCTAAGACCGATGAATTCATGCGCGACCTTGTAGACGATGAGAACCCACGTGTAGCTGCCTTGGCGCAGGCACGTCTCGATGCAGCGTCCAATCTCACGCTGACGAGAACCCAAAGACTACGGAGCATGACAGACCGCGGCCGACTTTGTGTCTATCTTAATTACTGTGGAGCGCATACCAAGCGGTGGTCCGGCGGGGACAAGATGAATTGGCAGAACATTCGACGGGGTGCTGCGCTCGGGCAAGGGATCACCGTCGAGAAGGGAGACGTGATCGTCACTCGTGACGCGAGTCAAATCGAATGCCGCATGCTCAACCAAGTCGCGGGGCAGGAGGATGTAATCGAGAAGTTTAGGAGAAAGGAAGACCCCTATGTCGGAAATGCTTCGAAATTTTACGGATATGAAGTTTACAAGCCCAAACCTGGAGATTTTCGTTTCGATGAAATGGAGGCCAAAAGAGGGTTTGGCAAGCAACTCGAGCTGTCTTGTGGTTATGGGGCAGGAGGACATTCAATTGTTAACACGGCTCGTCGTGGGGCTTATGGACCTCCGATCCACCTTACAGAAGACCAAGGAATGCAAGCCCGAGACATCTATCGATCTAGCCACCAATGGGTTGTAGCTTTGTGGCACAGCGCGGGGCACGTCTTGGAAGCCATGGCGCGCGGGGAGGCATTTAGTTGGGTAGGAAGGCACGTCGAGAACAAGCGTCTCTACCTGCCCAGCGGGCTTTTTCTTGACTACTCGACGCTGCACAAGGATGAGAGCGGAGAGTGGCGTGTGGCTACACGCAACGGTGAAGCCAAGATGTACGGACCGAAGCTCGTTGAGAACTTGATCCAAGCGATCGCTCGCGTGCACTTGGGAAATGCGTGGCTGGCCTGCCGGCAGGCAGGCTTGCGTGTGGTGTCGAGTGAGCATGACAAGCTGATATGTGTATGCCGGGAGAGCGAAGCGGAAGCCGCTTCTTCTTTTCTGCATCAGGAGCTATGCCGGCCTCCCCCGTGGATGCCAGACGTTCCCCTTGATAGTGAAGGGTACATCAGTCACACTTATGCGAAGGGAGGCTAGGATGATCCCCTCTTACACCTTCTATAATGATTTTAATAACTGCCCATACAAGGCATGGCGCAAGTACATTAAGAAAGATTTGCCCTATGAAGAGAAGACGGAAGCTCAGCACAAGGGCACGCGCATGCATGTCGCAATGGAGAATGCAATTGGCAAGGAGATGCCGCTCCCTGACGAATGGAAGTCGGCGCAGTACCTTGTTGATTTATTCGGGGCGCTTCCTGATACGGTAGACGTTCGTGCCGAATACAAGCTCGCCATGACGATGGAGGGTCCGTGCGCTTATGATGCGCAAGCCGCATGGTTTAGAGGAAAAATTGATCTGGTCGTCATGAAATTGGGCGACCCCGGTGGCGGCGCTGGCTGGCTTGAACGAAGCGGTGGAGCTTGGATTATTGATTGGAAGACTGGTAAGGTCCGCGAAGACAAGTTCGAATTGGAATGTCAAGCGCTTCTCCTTAAGATTAATCATCCCAATCTCGACCCAATCATTGGGGAGTACTACTGGTTTGCAAATGGTAAGCCAGGTAAAAGATATGAGTTGACACCAGACGCTACGTTTATTACATTGCGTAATTGGTGGGTGCAATGGAAGCAATACGAAGAGAAAAAGGACTTTCCAAAACGTCCTAATCCCTTGTGCGGCTGGTGTCCTGTAAAGGATTGTGAATACAACACAGTGGGGAAATAAGCATGAGCGAGATCAAAGGCGAGCCGACCGACAATGAATTGTCAGAAGTAGACGCCAAGTTATTGAGCCCCGGATGGATTAATCTGCTTGATGGAGCGGGGCTAAGCTACCGTGAGCGTCTTGTGATTGGATGGGCGCTCCGCGTCGCTCCGCGTCTTCGTAGGGTCATCGAGCAAATGCTAGCTGAGACGGGTAACGGGGGGAATAAATCATGCGGAGACAACAGACTGACGCCTGAAACTATTGCGCGAGCTAAGGAGGCTATATGAACGATCAACCGCAACGCATGCTTCGCATCTTTTTCAACGGCGGATATTCTGACTCCATTATAAGGGAGGATTTTTCCCTGGTGGAAGCCGCTGAAAGACTGAGGGTGAACGGATATATCATCGTAGCCAATGGAGAAGGATACTTCTCTTCTTCTGAAATCAAAGCCATGTTTATATACCGAGTTTCCAACCCGCCGCAGCAAAGTGGCGATCCCAACGTCATCGTCTTCCCGAAGCCTGTCGCATGAAAACCTTCAAACATCCCCGGACCGAGCGCAAGCTGAAGGTCAAAGTTCAGGACATGCTCAATGAAGCTGGAGCATGGTACTTTATGCCTGTGCCGACTGGCATGCAATCTGCTACGCTTGACTTTATAGGCTGCTACAAAGGTCGGTTCTTTGCGATTGAGACAAAGAGATCTGGGGAGGTTCCTACTGAACGACAAACCATCTGCATGCAGCGCATCAAGGACGCAGGAGGGTTCGCCATTTGGGGAGATAATATCGAACGTATCACTCTCTTCTTTAATCTGTGGGCTTCTACGTTATGACAAACCTAGTTTTTGGTTTTGCAGTGGGAGTTATGGCCGGGGCAATAATTGCACTTTGGTGGATGGCGTCATGACCTTCTGGTATGATAAGCCGACCAATACACTGGTCTATCCTAACCCGGACGACTCAGCTCGGGAGTTCGCGACGCGGTATGCCGGCGCAGTCGAGATTGGACAGGACATTGCTGTCGAGGCCACTCTAGAGAATATGCAGAAGCTTCGTCTCTTGCGGCTCCCTGTGCTTCCTCCTGTGACGGAGGAGACTTACGACTGGCCGATCCGCTCGCCATTCTACCCGCGGGAACACCAGCGCATCATGACCAACTTTATGGTGCTCCATCCTCGATCATTTAACTTCAGTGATATGGGGACGATGAAGACCTTAGCGGCGTCATGGGCTGCTGACTTTATTATGAAGCAAAACCCGGGTCAGAAAGCTCTTATCGTCTGCCCGCTCTCCATCATGCGCCGGGTGTGGGCTGATACTCTGTTTACGCACTTCACCGGTAAGCGGACCTTTCAAATTGTCCACGGCAGCGCGCATACTCGAATGCGCCAGCTCCAGGCAAACGTGGACTTCTACATCATCAACCATGACGGTCTTTGTGTGGGGGTTGAATATGACGAAAAAAACCGGATCGTTCTTAAGGAACATACTGTCCCGTGGGCAATTAAAAATAGATCGGATATTAATATCATTGTTGTTGATGAGGCTTCGGCATTTAGAAATGGGACGTCGAGAAGGTCGCGGGTGGCTCGCGCAATATTCGCAGATAAACCGTACTTATGGCCTCTTACTGGTACGCCAACTAGTAATGGCCCTTTGGACGCTCACGGACTTGCGCGACTCGTTAATGGTGCTTTCGGAGAGTCATATACGTCCTACAAAAAAAGAATAATGGTGCCAGTCTCCATGTACAAATGGGCGCCGAAACCGGGGGCGCACATTGAAGCGCACAAACTTTTACAACCGTCGATCCGCTTTCAGATGCGAGATTGCACCGACGTACCTCCGTGTACGGAGGAAACGCGCGACGTGGCCCTTAGCGCAGAGCAAAAAGAGAAATACGATAAGCTTAAACGCGACTTGGTGATTGATCTTCGGGAAGGAAAAAAGCTCACGGTGTTGAATGAGGGTGTGCTCCGGATGAAATTAATACAAATAAGTTGTGGTGCAGTCTATTATAATGACGATAGCGAGCGTTTTAGTCATTTTATTGATTGCAAGCCTCGCATTGCGGAGCTGAAGCGGGTATTGGACGAAGCCCCGACGAAAGTAATTGTGTTTGCACCATTGACAAGTGTGGTGAAAATGCTGTATGAGAAGGGGAAAGAGTGGAGCAAGGACAATGATCGATTCGCCTGTGACATCATTACTGGAGAAGTCAAACCCAAAGATCGAGATGCTATTTTTCGATGCTTCCAATCGGAGGGAAGTGCACCGAATATACTCTACGCGGACCCTGGGACTATGTCCCACGGACTTGACCTCTTTGCTGCGTCTGTCGTGGTCTGGTACGGTCCTACAGATAGAACTGAAATCTACTTACAAGCCAATCGAAGAATTGATCGACCAGGACAACGCACTCATACGACGATTGTACGCTTGGCTTCAACCCCTGTTGAACGGGAAATATACCGGCGTCTGAGCGCCAACCAAAATATGCAAGGGCTCGTGCTCAAACTAGCGCAGGAGGGGCACAATGGACACAATGGGACAGTCACAAGTACCTTACACCATGGAGGAGTTGATAAAGCAGTACCGCTTGATCAAAGCTGAGGCCGAAGCTCTCGTCAAAGAGCAAGCCGAGGCGATGAAGCCTTACACTGACGCAATGAACACGATTAAGAATTTTGTCCTATTGAAGTTGGATGAACAAAAAGAAACATCGGTCAAGACTAAGGAGGGAACTGCATATATTAGCAAGGGCATCAAAGGCAAGGTTGACAATCGTGACGCTTTAATAGAGCATGTCAAGGAACATGGTGGGTGGGGCATGCTAGACCTTGGTGTTCTACTGGAACCTCTGGAGGAATTTATCGACCAGTCAGGTGGCGAGCCACCTCCTGGTGTGACGATCGAGTATTGGCGAAGGTGCAACATAAGGAAGTGAGAGCCGTTGGTCCTCCAGGCAGGCTGACATCGAGGACATCTGGCCCGGCATATCGGCTGATGAGCAGTATGCGAAACGGGTTCCAACCCGTCCCGTGGAGTCACCCCAGCCGGGGAATAAATGGTGACCTAGGCCTGCCATAACTTCGAACCACTCTGAAAGGAAAACCATGAACGCACAAGCAGGACTACCGGAAGTGCTGGCAAACCGGCAGCGTAGAGTTTCAGTTAGTGATGATGCTACGCAAGGGCTTGGAATTTCCCGCGGAGCGCACTGTTCGATCCGTGCTGCCCGGTTCCGTCTGATCGATGCCAATGGTGTCGAAACGTTGGTTCCCAACCTCCATCTCGACGTGGTGATTATCAGGGCCAACCCGAAGACGAGCAAGCTGTACTTCGATGGTGCTTATGCACCAGATAGCGGGGCGCCCCCAGCTTGCTACAGTGACAACGGGATCGGTCCTAGCTCGAATGCGCTGCGTCCGCAGTCTCCGACGTGCTCGGCATGTCCGCATAATCAAATGAATAGCAAAGTCAACCCGCAGACGGGTAAGGGCTCCAAGGCCTGTTCTGACCGCAAGAAAATTGCGTTCATCATCCCTGGCGACGCCGCCGTCAACGTGTACGAGTTGCAAGTTCCCCCGGACTCGCTGGGGGCTCTCAAAAGCTATTCATCTTTTCTGTCGCAACAGGCGACTGGTGGGCAGCGCAAGGTGGACATCGGGGATATGGTGACGCGTCTGTCATTCGACGCCGAGGCTTCACACCCCCGCCTTAAGTTTGAGCCTGTGGGCTGGGCAGACGACACCCATACACTCCAGATGATCGACTACATCTACGACCAGCAGCTTGACGTGGCAGCAGTCGGGTTGAACGACGTGCCGGCCGATCCCGAGATCGTCAAACAGGCGATCGGGCTCCGGGCGCAGTATGCGCAGCTCGCGCCGCAGGCCGCCCAGCCGGCGCAGTTCCAACTTCCCCCGCGGCAGGGTAACGGGGGAGCGCCCCCTTTTGCGCAGTCTGTGGCGACAACCCCGCAGGTTACATCTAAGCCCCGCGGCCGTCCTAGGAAGCCGCAGGAGCCACAGCCGCTCGCCGCGCCTGCGGCTCCCCAGTTCTCTCCCCCCACTCCAGCGACGCCCGTAGCAGCTCCAGGCATGCCTGACATCCCCGAGTTTCTGAGACGGCCGGCGGCTAACACAGCCCCACCCCCGGCACCGCCGGCCCAGCCGCAGCCTGCCATCACTCCCCAGTATGGCATGGCTGCGGCTCCTCCACCCCCACCGCAGGTTGCAGAAGCTCTGCATGCGGCCATGCGCATGCCTCCGCGTCGGTAAAAGGAAAACAAACCTATGACTACAATCCCATTCTCAGACCGGCTGAAGAAAGTTTCTACATCTGGTGAGTTGTCTGTGTCGAACCTCAGCATCTGGTTTGAACGCACACGCCCGACGGTAAACACATGGTTCGGCGGTCGTGAACCTCGCGGCCCGCGTGGTGTGCGCGCATACCATCGGTTAGCCTTGCTAGAGAAGGCAATCCGTGATCGGATGGGCTTCCCCATCCCTGCCCAATTGAACGATGCCGATCGGGCACAATACGTCACGGAGCGACTCAATGCACTACGAAGGCACGAGACCCGACCCGATGGAGTTGCAACGTCAGTTCGAGCAGTTCCAAAGGCAACACGAAAGAGTACAGCCGCAGATCGAACAGTTCGAAAAGGAGGCTCTGCAAAACGTAAAAAGCTGGGAAGAAAAGCTGGAGCAGGAGCCCGAGATAAGTCCGCACGATCTCGACCAACTATACCAACTCGCCGTAAGTCAACTGCAAAAGCTACTGGCGATAGACATAGACCCAACGGACGCAAAATTCGCCGTTCACAACCGGAACTTGAACTCCAGCATCAATATACTCCTGACGTTTCTCAACAGGCAGAAGAAGCCGCCGGTTGATAAACTTCCTGAGATACAAGAAAAGATTGACAAGAACGAAGCGGAGCTTCGGCGCCGCTTCGGGCTCCCCGATTGGCGAAACGGGTAGTTCTGCCCATGTCAGACACCCTGACAATGGCGTTGAAATATGCCTCCATCGGCGTGGCTGTCCTGCCAATTTGGTGGCCGGTATTTGAAGAAGGTCAAACCGAGGGGCGTTGCGCATGTGGTAACGCCGCATGCCCTTCTCCAGCTAAGCACCCAATCGCGGAATTGGTTCCACACGGAGTTAAAGAAGCCACCAGAGACCCTGCTCTTATCAAGCGTTGGTGGACGCGATACGCCAATGCTAATATAGCGGTTGCATGTGGCAAAACTATTGTTGTCTGCGATGTTGATGGCGCCCCAGGCCATAAGCACCTCGAATGGGTATTGGCCCGTACAGGCGAGAGCCTTGAAAGCTCCTGCATGGTCGAAACCGGTCGAGAGCAGGGCCGGCATCATTGGTTCAAAGCTCCCCTGACCCCCGTACCAACACATAAAATCGACGGGTTAGAGTTACGATCAAATGGCGCCTATGTTGTTGCACCCCCATCTCTCCACATCTCGGGCAAGCGGTACAAATGGACACACCCGTCCCCTGATCTCCCTAAACTTCCTAAAGCACTTGCTGATTTTTCCCTACTCAAACTCAAAGCGCCCGAGCCGCGTGAAGAGGCGCCGTCACGACGCAATGTCAACGCTGCCATATCGACCCCGAATAGCAATGCCGCGCCGCCCGCTTGGAGTGAAGATGAAGAGGATAAGCTTTGGGGGTTGCTCGAGTTTGTATCTCCTGAAAAGTACGACGATTGGGTCAAAGTTGGAATGGTTGTGTACTGGTTGGGGTGGGGTGCTAAAGGTCGTGCAATATGGGACGTCTGGTCGCAGCAGTCGAGCAAGTTTAATCCTGCCGGACAACAGAAAGCTTGGGACAGTTTCTCGCGAGAGAGGCCCCTTGATGCTCCTAAAGTCACGCTGGGGTGGCTCTATAAAATGGCTCTCGATGCAGGGTATAAGTATCCTGTTAACGACCAGATAGCTGAGTTGAACAAACGTTTTTTTATGATTCGAAATATTGGGGGAAAAACATTGATTGGGGAACTTATCGAAGACAAAGACCTTGACAACCGCAAGAGACTCAATTTAATGAGTGCTGATAGCTTTCGTACGTACTTCTGCAATCAGGATTTGAAGCTCGGCACGAAGACGTTCCCTCTCGGAGCCGCGTGGGTCGTGAGTAAGCAACGTCGGCAGTACGACACGGTGATTATCGACCCGGCTAAGCCGGAAGTGACACCAGAAGGAAATTTGAACTTGTGGCGTGGGTTTGGAGTGCCCGCTGATAAACCAGGTAACTGGTATAGCATACAGGATCATATTTTCAATGTTCTCGCAGACAGGGACAACAAAGCGTTTGAATATATATTGCGATGGACTGCATGGAGTATACAGAATCCAGGACGGATGCCTGAAGTCGCGCTTGTGTTCCGAGGAGGAAAAGGAGCGGGTAAAGGGTTTTTTGCTAACGCAGTTGCCAAAACGTTTGGTGAGCATTCGCTACATATATTTTCTCAGAGTCACCTCACAGGGAATTTCAATGGACATCTTCGATCGTGCCTACTTCTCTACGTGGACGAAGCTTTTTGGGCCGGAGACAAGAAGGGCGAAAGTGTACTCAAAGGACTCATTACAGAAAATGTTCTTATGATCGAGCAAAAGGGTATCGATGCGGTTCAATGGAAGAACCGCTTGCATATCATCATGACCGCGAACTCAGAGTGGGTTGTGCCTGCCAGTGCTGATGAACGACGCTTTGCTGTGTTCAATGCCAACGATTACTACGTTAAGCGCCCTGTGGAGCGCATACCGTACTTCAATAACTTATATCATGAAATGGGTAACGGAGGTCTTCCCGCTATGCTTTACGATCTGAAGAACTGGAATTTGCAAGACTGGCACCCCCGGCAAGTGTATGAGACCGACGCATTGTTCCAGCAGAAGCGTCAAAGTATGGGGCCGGTAGAGCAGTGGTTTGATGTTCTCCTAGATGATGGTGCGCTTCCTGGATTCAAGATACCGGGAACAACACATAACCCCACTTCGAAAGCTTTAATGGAAGACTTCATGGAAAGAGCGCCTCAAGGTTCTCGATACACAGCAGGAGAAAAGGCAATTGGAGACTTCCTGCGGTCAATGGACTGTCGACCAATACGAGTTCGGGGATTTCGAGCTTGGCAGATGAGACCACTAGCCGCGCTCCGTCGCGAGTGGATGCAGCGCTATGGTGTGAGAGACTGGAAACTAGAGGAGGAATGGGCATAAGTTTAACCCCACTCCAACCCCTTGGCGTACCCGTGTGCCTGAAGCAGGGGTAGCTGCTTCCTAAGACGCTTGCCTATATCTGTTCGGTACATAGGAGAGTTTGGAAGATGGATCGCTTTCAATCGTTTATAGCAAAGGTCGCTCGCGGCCTTGACCGTTTCGCCGGTCGCCGTCATGACGAGAACATAGTCCCCCGCTGTTACCACACTTGGAATTTCGGCGATGCTTTCCTTGACTTTATGCGTAGCCACCCCGAGCTTGCACTCGCAAAAGTGCGTGTAAGCCGGGTCTATCGGACCGTAAATAGGAACTCCAACGACCTCTTTCCGGGTAATGTGACTATACGGGTAATCGGGCATACTGACAACTACCCCTTGGCATACCTGATCGAACGTGAAAGTACCGGAGTCACGACCGTCGTGGAGCTGTAGGAGCCATTCAACGGGGTCACCGTCATGTAGGGGTTGTTGGATATTGAAAGTTGGCCAGCCGGGTCGCATTGTAAATTCGAGAGGCCAGGGGACACCATGATCGTCAATGATACAGTTAACATCGACATACCCGACGTAACGCTCTTTGCTGAGTTGGGGGGCGAGAGGGGAAAGAACTTTCAATGCGAGTTTAGAATTTCTCACATACCGGAGCACCGTCCCTTGCTCCCCGGTAGCGACACCTTTGTCATCGTTCATCAGCTTTTTGAATTCGAAATTTTCGCACCACCCTACATTAAACCCATGCGGTCCATGCCACCCCCCTACTGCCATTTCAATGCCGGGGATAAACTCTTGAAGTATGAAAGGGAACTTGATCTTTCCGAGCTTCTTCCACCGGGCGAGCATGTAGAGCATGTCCTCGGCAGATTTCGCGCAGTACGAGAGCGATTTGTCTTCAACTTCCCCACTCGGCTTGGAGACAAGAGGAGCGTCCCTCTTCTTGATGTAGGCTACTGCTTCATCGTAACCACGAAACTCTTTGTACGGCGGGATAGGCACTTCCGCTCTCTTGAAGACATTCATTCCGACGTTTCTATCTATCTCCCATACGGCAGTGGCAATCGAAGCTCCGACAATCTTGACTCCCTCAAGCCGCCATCGGGTGTCGAGATCGTATGTGTAACGCGTATTGTCGGTCATGAAGACGAGATCAGCCCAGCGGACCCAGGGCCGATAGTCGTCCACGACGTTGACTAGCCCTCGACCGATATGCTTCGTCTTTTCAGTCTGTCGGATCATGAGACGGACGTCGTGCCCTGCGCGTTGAGCACGCATGGCAAAGTCGAGACCGTTACCTTGGGGGTCGACGATTAGAAGTTTCATTTTACCGTCAGTTTCTGCTCGGGGACGGTTATTTCTGCTGGGAGAAGTAATTTTGCCTTCTCTTCGCTGGCACCTGCTGCATGTGCCGCGTCCTTAGCAGCAATTAAAAGCTGGTCCATGCGGCTGTTGATTGATAAGTGAACTTCCTGAATTTTCCCTCGATTAATCCAGCTAAGGACGCAGGCTCCTAACGCCCCTACAGCTGTGATGGTACTAGCTATATCGGAAAGGCTCATAGCTATTTTACCACGAAACCGAAGTCATGCCAGCCGAGCAAAAACAGGAGAATAAACAAGAGGATTCCGGGCGCCCAACTTGCATTGGTCCATGGTCCCCATGTCGTGGCACCCCACAACACAAACCATATAATCATAAGTATCCAAAATATTGAACCCATAGGCATTGTCGTTCTCCTTTGATTAGAGTACCCTCGCGGCCTGGAAGTGCATCGGGTCAAACGTCGGCCCGAGCCAAATCCAACTTTCTTGTGTGAAGGCATGCACAATTAAGCTATTAGGTTTGAATTTACCTGGACTTCGTACTGGGTTGGCAGCAGCATCAAAATCAACTGCTGCGCCGTAAGAATGAACGGAGGGCGTATGAGTTCTAGCAATAAATCGCCAGTTGAAGCTGCCATCGAAAATATCATAGCCAAACTCGTGTATTTTGTCTTGGCTCTTACCGCATTGTTCCCATATATAATTGAGAACTCGATTAAGACTGGCCGCGCATTTCTGGTGAATTTGGATCGTTTGCGTCTTGCCGTTCATCATCCATGGAACATGAACACTTACCAGTCGTGACCTGATAACGGATTCAGTTGCACCATAAAATTCCGGACATTCGGCCTGCATCGGCCAGACGTTGGGCTTGAGAACCGTACCGCCTACCGATGGCGTTGTCGGCTGGGCCGGCTGCGCGGGTCCGCCGGCGGGTAGGGGAACACTAACTTCCACGATGTCATCGGTGTTGAGTCCCAGCTTGGCTGCGAGACCCGGCGAGAGGTCCGCGACTCGACCGGTATCTGCGTTCGGCCCCCAGTCGGCCGGCCGTGCGACCGCGCTTTGCCCGGTCCTCGGGTTTTTAACGGTACCGTGGATTGTTTTAAGGTACGCTTTGGGTGTTTCCGTATAGTCAAACCGGCAGGCGAAGTAGAACGAGTCGGGGTTGAGCTGACGGAAAAGAGCGTCCCCGTGTGCTCCTGGGAGGAGAATTTCTTGGAAATTGGGGATATCTGCGGCTGTAATGAAGGCAAGCTTTTCGTTGGGGTTTCCTGAGCCTCTATCGTGTGGTCCACCGAAGACACTACACTTCCCTCTCCAGACGTGTACAGGTCCGGTAGGGACGGGAGGAACGGGCGGGGTAACGACAACAGGGGGCTTGCCGGGATCGACGGGGGGTTTGACCGGAGGGACGACAGTACCAGGACCGTCAGGAGGGGTACGGGGAGGAACGACGACAGGAGGAACCGGAAAGGTAGGCGCACGCTGTCCCCCCGCTAGAAGATGCACGACGTACCACACAAGCCCCTTGTCCAGCAGCGCCAAAGCAACAAGAGTCAGGATCAGGATTTGTGTGGTGTCGAAGATCATGACGTAAATGTCCCTGTCACCGGCGGTTTCACGACTGGGGGATTGGCCGAAGGATGGAAAATGGATATCAAATCAGCCACGGGATTTCCCGTCAAATGCAGCATCGCCGCTGCCCCAATTTGACCGGCAGCTTGCTGGACGGCTGTATCAGGATGGACACCGGTACCAATCTTCGCCACGATATCATCAAGGATTTTCTGCAGCACAGAGTGAAACTGCGGGCTTTGCATAAGTTGTGACAACGCTTGTTGCAGAGCGGGGCCGGCGGCAGCGAGTAGCGCTGAAATAACAGCTTCCATTGTCAGCTCCTCATTACGATGTTGGCAGCAGTAGGAGATGTATCAGCCACGACAGCGCCTGTCTTATTGTCTACGGTGCCACCTGTGACATTGTTGTCTTTAGCAAAAAGACCAGTTATGCCCGCGCCAATGACGCCAAGGTCAGTCACCAGCACGTTGCCATCTATGTTTCCTTTAGAAAACATGGAGAGAAGGCTTCCTATCGCTAGGAGAATAGCGGATACCCCTGCCGCGCTTGTTTTCCAATTTGTCATCATTTCCAGCAGCTCCTCTGTCGATCCAAGCTCTCATCCCCGCGGTAGGCAACCCCTTCCACAATTTTCTTCCTGTGTTGTACCATTGCCAGCGTGGGTAGCTCCTGCAGGTGTACCACATGCGGTATCGTCGTGCCATCACTCTTCGTACAGCTTACTGCCTATATCTTTTTTAGGTGCCACAGATCCCCCAATGGTTCCCCCAATTGCTGCCCCTCCTCTTGCCAACTTATCAGCTACCCATTGCAGGCTACTAAGGAACCTTTTATCCTTTGCAGCCATAGCGATGCCCGCTTGGAGCTTGGTAGGATCGTTAGACGTGATAAGTTCGGCGAACTCTCGAGCTACATCCTGACTGATACCAGCCGTTAGCTTCTTTCCAACCACACCAGCAACCGCACCACCTACGGCGCCCATATGGAAGTCACCGCCACGAAGTTCCTCCGCAACCCCACCAATACCTGATCCGATCCCACCAGCTCCGAGATGGGACAATATAGCTCCCTGCATTAACTGCCTCGCTGTCGTGGAACCCCCAAGAGAGCCAGCGGCAGCTTTGAAAATATTTTCACGTAGTAGTGCTGCGTGCAACCCAGCAGTCCCCTGTGGGCCGTGAATAGCGTTGAGCACCTTGACTTGTGTAGGATTTGAAAAGAGATTAGCAATTACACGAGCACCGCCTTGTTCGGCTTTTTGTGCGAGTGCCGAAGCGTGCCCTTCCTGATAAAGTTCTTTTTCAGCGGGGGTCATTTTCTTTACCAACGCTTGTATCACTCGCGGGTCGTCTTTTGTATTGACCGCTTCCATCCCTGCTTCGGCTGCGCCATCTGTACCGTAGTAATTAGCTGCTACCCCTCTTGCCTTTTGATATTCGGGGACAATTTTATCTAGTTCATTTCGTATTCGCTTTGCGGCTTCTGCTGCCATGCTTCCAGTATCTTTATCCCCAGCTTCAAAAGCCATAGAAGATTGATTGTCGAGCCCCTTCTTTACATAATCCCAAAATTGTAAATTGGGATATTCAAGGACACCGTTTGCTTTTCGGTTTACTACAAGATTACCAGTTGGAGTTATTACATAGGGGGCGTTAAAAGTACCGTGCCCCTCGATAACCGCACGGTCTTTTCCTGTTGTTATAGCTTCTTTTATAGCTTTCTGTACCATAGGCATCGCGCCAAACCGTTGTAACAACGGGGAGTCAATCAGTCGATCTCCTGCCGCGTAGGCTTTTTCGTACAGCCCCGTTCTTTGAGAGTCATAGTCAGCTTTTAGCTTTTGACGCGCAGCAAACGTGTCGGCTTTGCCGGGAATCAAATCACGAATGCTATCACCAAGACGTGCCTTGGTTTGCTCCCCGCGCTCACCAAACGCCTTTTCCAACGTCCCCCATGCTTCTGGTGACACATTGCCCGCATTACGAATTTGTTCTTTAGTACGTGCCCCACCTACATCAGCAAGCATCGCATCAGGTGTCGTACCTAACTTGTTGAAAGGAAGGATGTTTCGTTCTTTTCCAGCCGCAAGCGCCTGCTGCCCACTCTGAATCCCCTCCAAAGCACGCTGCGCTGCCTTTCCCGACGGGTCTTGCCAACCTCTAAATTTCTCCATGATAGGGCGAGCAACGGTTGCCCCGGCCTCGCCGAGCGCCGCCCCACCTGCCCCACCGGCCGCTCCTGTAGCGGCCCCGATGCCCGCGCCCAAGGCGGTCTCCATTGGCCCCCCTTCGCTCGCGCCAGCTCCTGCAACAGCGCCATACCCCGCTCCAACCTTGGCCCCTTGCCCAAGTCGGGCAAGAAGTCCTGCGCCTGCAGGAAGCCGTGATCCCGGGGCAAACGCCATACCTCCAATCGCGCCTGCGAATTCTCCTCCACCGTAAGCATAGGGATGCTGTTCCTGCATCCCCGCATGTCGGCTGCGCATCTCCTGCACGGCTTGGTCATAGGTGGAAGTTGCAGTGCCCGGTTCCCCGGTAAACTTTTCATAAGCAAGTCGCCCAGCGCCGATCGGCGCGCGAAAACCTCCCATCCATTCAGGAAGTCCTGATGCTTTCGACGCACCGTAAATTTCGTCTCGCCAATTAGCAGATACGCCGGAAAGGGTTCCTTCAAGTGCAGATTCCCCCGCTCCGTACTTCGGTCCTTCTTCCTTCTGGGATTCGACGGTTTCATTTGAAGGTGTGGCAAGTTGCTTTTGCAAAATACCAAAGGCTTCCTGAGACGTAGACCCTTCAGGTCCCGTTACTGTATACTTCTTTCCTTCAGGGGACGTAAAAGTAAAATCAGGCATTAATGCTCCTGAACACTCCATCCATCAGGTAAAGTAGGTTGAGAAGTTTCCTGTTTACTTCCTCCTTTAAGACGGCCTTTTATTTCGTTCACTTTTTTGTCTGTTTCCTTTTTTCTCAATGCAAAATCATTTTCAAGAAGCTCAATTAGCCCTTTGATTTGCTTAGCGCTGGAACCCCCACTTAGAAACTGCTCTACTTCCTGTTGGGCGTGGTTAGTAAGAACTCCAGTCAAGTTTGGATTTGTAAGAATCTTAGCAACTTCAGCACGATACAATTGCATTTGCGCATTGAACTTAGTTACATCCACATCACCGGCTACATCTTTACGACCCGCGCGAATCCATCGCTCAACGACAGGGCTCCCAGTCGTGTCAACTTTATCAGCAAGAGTAGACAATACTTTACCAACTCTAGTGGCAGTGCTGCTAAAAGCGTCAATTGCATCAGATTGTGCAACTAACCTTTTCAAAGAGCCCGCGTCCGCTTGGGACTCTGCGCCACCACGTGCTCGACCGCCGGCTACTTCACCAGCCCGTTCACCTGCGTATGTCTTTTCGTCAAAGTTAGGGTTTCTCCGGAACACTTCATTTCTTATGTACTGTGCCCCCGGAGCGCGGCTATTAGGACTTGGAAGCGCCGCATCACCTTTCAGAACTGCCCTGATTTGCGATTCATACTGATCCCCCGACTGGCCTCCAGCGGCTATTCTTTCCCGGCTCTCCCGCCCTAGCTCGCCTTCATGTTCCCGGCTCTCCCGGGTCAAAGCGGCTTCCAAGCTCTTCTGTTGAAGCTGCTGTTCCAAATAAGCAATCCGATTCTCAGGAATTGCCTGCTTCATGCCGAACTCAACCGCTTTTGCAAGCGCGCCCGGAGATAACGACGGGTTATGCTGCGCGATCCACTGCGCCATCTGCGGCGCCGTCATCATGTGCGTAGGCTGCGACATACTGCCGCGCCCCTGCATCATAGGATCGAGCTGCTCCCGCCCGCGGAGGCCGCCCGGCGGCACCGGGGAGCTGCTAGGGGGACCAGCACCGCCGGGGGCTGCAGCCGGCGTCAACCCCGCGGAAGGCGCCTGCTGAGGCATGATTGCCGGACCAGTAAGGTTCTGTGGTTGGTTGCCAATCCTGCCAGGGTTCACCATGCCAGGAGCCGGGGGAGCCCCGAGTTGTGGGGCACCCTGCGGCATTCCTTGCGGCATAGGCATCATACTGCCCCGCATCTGGGGCATAGGAGGTCCTTGGGGTGGCACAAACCTCCCCCCTTGCAACTGCACTCCAGGAGGAGATTGAGGCGCTCCCGGCATGCCAGGAGGCCCCTGCCCAGGCTGCCCCCCGCCACCCACACCTTGCAGCGCTGAAGCCCCTTGAAGTCCAGCCAGCTTCGCCGCGTTGGCCCAAGCCGCTTGGCCTTCCATAGTGTCTTTGGCACTCTGGATATCAATGTCACCCAATTGCGACTGCTGACGGTTCTTTCGCGCAGCATCGTAAGCAGGACCAAACGCACCGGCTGCTCCAGCTCCGATCCCGAGAAGTGCTTGGCCCATTTAAGTCAGACCTCCCGAAAACGTGCCGGGCTTAAAAAACCCTGAGAAGGGATTACTATTACCACCACCCCCCCAACCCGCAGCACCACCGATGTCTTGCCCGATCGTCTGGTATTCCTGCCCCTGCAATTTGGCTCTGTTAAGCGCCAAGTTTTGCGCGCTGATCCCCGTTTGCGCATTCTGATTGCCCTGACCAAGGTAAGCCAAGTAGTCCTGAATTTGCTGCTGCGGGAGTTGCCCAGCTATATTACCATACTGCCCAGCTTGCCCGAGAAGCCCGAGCTGGTTCTGATTGATCCCGCCAAAGACGTTGTATGGCGTCCCGGCACCCTGCAGGTACTCTGCAATTCCACCAGATTGCAAGTTTGCACCCGTACCAAGCCCTTGCCCAATTGCACCTTGCAAGTTGCCTGCACCTTGCGCACCAGAAAGCGCCCGTTGAAGCAGATTATTCTGCCAGTCGATATTGAAATTCCCCATCGTCTGGCCTTCAACACCAGCACCGTAGGGTGTGCCTCCCACTCCCGACGCAGCCAAAGCGGCCCGCTGCTGATCTTGAAGCTGCTGCGCTGTGCGAGAGTACAAAGCCTGTTGAGGATCGAACCCCATGCTCAACAAGGCCGACACGTCGGGCAACATGCCCAAGCTTGATCCCATAAGCTGGCCGCCAGCCCCATAAGCGCCCTGTCCAGCGGCCATCCCCAGCTGCCCAGCCGTGCCCGCACCTTGCTGGAACCCACCTGCATAGGGATTGTTAACGCCCTGCTGCGTGAGGTTCTGAAATTGTCCGAGGTTCTGCCCACCAAGATTATACTGATCCAGACCTCGCGTACCCTGGATCGCACCCGTATCAGCCCCTTGCTGATGCCCGAGCTGGTAGGGGTTGGGAACGTTGACGTTGCTGGACGGGAGATAATCGGTCATTTTAACACCCTGAAACCGAATTGATACCAGACGGAATCCCAACGTCCTGTTGTTGCGTAGTCTGCTGCAGGCCGCATTCCTGGACTACTCAAAGTAAAAACAAACTTCTTAAACAGGACAACAGCTCTGTTAATCATTATAGGATCAGCAAGATCAGCTTCTTTGATGTACTTGATCATAACCACTTCCCATAAAGAGTTTCTTCAGCCACGTACCCCATTCGCTTGAACAACACGTTCGTTCCCATGCCGAGCATTTCGGCCACAAGAACCTTCTGCGCCCCTAAATTTTTCAATAGCGACTCGTTTTCACGAAGCATCTTGTAACCCGCCAAGCCTATGCGGTTAGCAGGATGAAGCCAGTACATCGTAACAAAACCAGTTCTAACCTCCTGCTTATGATGGTGTGGTCCGATAATCGTGAAAACATAGCCAACTAGCGCAGCACCGTCTCGTGCGGTGTAAACAACAAGACGACCAAGGCGATCAGCGGAGAGATAATAATCCCAATCGACATCAACAGAAGTATGATCTCTATCAGGGTCCGTCTCATTGAAATGCTCCTTCAACAAAGGCAAAAGCTCCCCCTCGCGGAGGAGCTTATCAAGCCGTTCGCGTTGATACGTCAGGTCAAGCGGCGCGGGGTCCGAGAGTTCCTTGATTGGGCTGGGTGCTGGTTCGAGTCGCATCCTGCTTGACTGTGGCTGAAGTCGGCGGACGGGTACTTGCATCGCTGGCACTCGGGCTTTTGTTTGAAAGACCGGAAAGCATACCATCTTTAGCCATATAAAATCTCCTGGACGGTGCCACCCCCTCCGGCTTGGATCGTCATCCAAAGTGCTAGCACCGTCGCTCGACCGGAGGGAGTCTGAGTAGCATGGCACAAACCAAAACAAAAAGAAAGGGCCGCCCTCGCACATGTACCGAAAAGGGCGGCCCTTTGGGCTTGTCTGTTGGTGACAAGACGATAGCCTAAATGCAATTGAATGACAAGGTTCCAGTCGTTACCGCATTAGTAGTCGTACCCCCATTGGCGGTCACAACGGAGAGCGACCCCGCTGAAGGAACCATCGTCGCAACGTAAACAGCTGACCCTGCCGTGAAAGCAGTGGACCACTGTCCATAGCAAGACATACCCGCTGCGATCGAAGAATCCGTAACCACAAGCGTTTGGTTGGTTCCTGTCGCAGCTACAGTGATGCCTGTAAAGAGAACCTGCCCTCGCTGCCCATTGCAGACCTGCGGCGTGCCGCCAGCCGTACCGTTGGTGCAAAATAGGCCGGGGGAAATAACTTGCGCAGGAGCGTACCCTGTTCCTCCATTGAGCTGCTGAATCAACGTATTTAACGTGTTAAGGATTGCACTAGGATCACTATATGTAGGATTCACCGGGATAAGGGGAATGTTTGCCGCGAGCGCAATCGCACCCGAGACAAAGACAGCAGTGAGTGCAGACAAGAAGCGCTTCATGGCTTTACCTTTCTTCAGTGGTTCGAACTACATAGCACATTTCAGTTAGCATTGACAGCGTCTTTCCAACCGTAGGCAGTAACAGCCCCTTGGTTAGTCGTAGAGCAATATTGCACGGTGTTAGTCGCACCTTCGAACATCATTCTGCCTTTGGTAGTCCCTGCCGTAAGGGTAGGTGAGACCACCAGAGGTGGCGGGTTAGTAGACGCGCCTCCCAACCCGGTATAGCTAATGTTTGGAGCTAAGATCACCCCGGCCGCTCCCCCACCTCCAAAATTATCAGTTAAAATGTAATCACCAGCGACGGCAGTAGAAGGCATCCAAATACCCGCTCCTGAGTTTCCTCGAACAGTAAGAGCTGTATACGCTGGAGTAGTTGTTCCACAATTCATACTACCATTAACACCACTTGTAATCAATGGAAGGGTAGCAGTCGTCGCCGTACCTGAAACGTAAAATGCTTCGTTACCGGAAATTTGCGACCCATACAAAAGATGCGCCCCGTTCGTTTTCATCGCACCCATGTAACATATAGCTGCGTACCCCCCAGGTAAAGGAGACGGACCAGTAGAAGGAGTATTCAAGCTCCCTACCCCATTCCACGTATTTGAAGCTGAATTATAAATTGCGTAGAGGTAAACAAAGTTATTATTTCCAGGACCAGCAACATCCAGACCTGCTGCTCCTACAAGGGAGGTGTTAATTGTACCACTCTTAGCACCAGAAAAAATAGGAACATTTCCTGTAGGATTGATCAAAACAGAACTATTGAACTGCCAACTTATAATAGTGTTAGCATCATTAGTAACCTGCAACCCGCTAAATCCACAAAGAGGAGTAGGACTGACAGCTGCAGTTCCATTAGCCCTATTGTAATGAATGACTTGCCAAGTGCTTCCCCCAAGATAAAGAGCAACCGCATTATCCCCCGAAACAGTCACTATGTTCGACCCCCCTGGAAGAATTAAACTTCCCCCGTTATTGAGAGTCAACGCAGTTGCAAAATTCAACCTGTAGACGGGATAAGTAACGCTCGCCGTTGATCCAAACGAAGTAATGGAACGCCCCGCACTGCCGATTGTGAATGTGACATTGTGGCTCGCGACTGTTCCTAAATCAGCCGTAGCGCCTCCTGTATCAAGAGACGTAAGAGGCCCGAACCCACCACTCTGCGCCCCCGTCCACGCAAGCTGAAACTGCGTGCCGTCATAGATCACCAACGCAAGATTGCCAGAAATAAGCTCACCATCCACAAGCGCCTGTGGCCCGCTAGGCGTTGGACGGAAAATATTAGTAGCTGCGATCGCAGGTGTCGTAATGGCAAGGGTGGACGGACCCGTGTTAGTCGTTCCGACGGTGAATAGAACAGAAAGCCCCCGTGTCAACGAAAAACCAATACTTGGAGATAACGAACCTATAGTGTAAGCGTTAGTTCCAGAAGACGTACCTCCCAAGTATATAGAAGAACCGCCTTGCGCAGTATTAATCGGAGAAGTCAACGCAAAGAGGGCAGTAATATCGTTATTATTCCCTGTTTGAGCCGCAAGAGAAAAACACGAAACAACATTGGCAAAACGAGCATTTACTGCGAGGGCGTCAGCAATATTACCCGGAACGAAATTGGGAAGGTCAGTACAATTAACTCCCGCCCAAGCCAAGGAAGACCACAGGTAAAACAAAACAGCAAAAAACTTCTTACTGCAAGACATCTGGACCTCCCAACACACTACTGTCAAGAACAAACTGCCCCGAAGGCAGGCTAGGAGTAAACGTAGTGTCATCCTGGAGATACCCAAGCAATTCGTAGCGCATATGAAGACGGCCTATCTTTAATCCTTGCGCAGAGTTCCCAGTTGCTTGAAGGTACATCCTTCTAAATACTAGTGGCGCATGCCAATCCATTCTCCTAGGAAAAAGAGCGTTATTAGCCGTTGAACCATTCCAATTTTTGTTGTTCCAGTTAAATTGGTTCCAATTCGTAGGAGTCCCTACAGATGCGATAGTAACTTGATCCAAAGGAACTACGTCTTGATTAAAAGCTGTAATAGTTGTGGATTGTCCTGACACAAGCGCCATGTGTAAAGTAGATTGAATAATACAAAGCTCTGACATTTGATCTGTATCAGGCAGCGGCGAAGTCTGCCAAACATAAGAAAGTTGGTTTCCATTTTCAACAAAGGTACTTGTAAAAGACTGGAAAGCGTCACTTTGAAAAATGATTGCTCCAGCTCCTTGAAGAGTAACTAGGAATGTATCCTGATAAGGGATACCAAGAGAAACCCCAGTCGTGTGTGGTCCTGACCAGAGCTGACGAACCGTATCATACCACCATTCTTGCTGCTGGGGCGTAGCTTCTCCATTTTGCATCTGAACTCTATAAATTCCCGTGTTGTACATCGCACTAGCACGGGAAGGCACCAAAGCAAAAATGAAAGGAACAGTAACCCCCTCTCCATCTTTTCCTATAGGATCGCTTACCTTGGCGTTGAAATCAATCAAGCGAATCCCATCAGGGGCCATGAACAAAAGACCCTTTTCAGTGGAAGTAATAGAATTTGGAGCAAATGTACCTGTTGCAACATTCAAAGAGTTCTTAGCTAAAGTTCCAAGCGCAGCATCTCCAGTGATCTGGTAAATGTTAGACACACCCTTGAACACCATCAAAGCTTGAATAATACCTCCGAGCTGATTGCTAAGCGCTAAGCCTGCCGAACATGTCAACGGAGTGTTATCGTCAAAAGTGATTACCTGATTTGCGTTCGTTATCTGCGTCGGAAGTTCCTCATCAGAAAAGTACGCTGCAGGTTGCGCATTCGGAGGGTTAACTAAAAAATAAGCCCGGCCATTAAAGTTGCTAACCCACTGTGGAGGAAAAATAAGAGGAGTAGGCGATGTATTAGTCGCAGTCCACGTCAAAGCAAAAGGATTGAGAACATCAATGATGCCAAAGAAAGACCCCGCAGCTCCAGTAAAACCTGGATGTACTACGACAATTTTTGACCCCACCAGAACCATCGTCGGGGGATTCCAATTACCAAAAGTAGGTGGGCTAATAGGGGAATTCGCCGCAGTCGCACCCGTAATTGGAATAAACGACTGGGTTGGCACATCATAACAAAAAGGCTCATCCCGACTGGGGTTGCGCGTGGTGGCCACCATGCCGTAGATGCGCGTTCCAACATTGAGCCAACACGATATAAAGCTGGCATTTGGGTGCCCAAAATCAGGACCAAAATCAGGCCCGAAGTCTCCTCCTACAGAAGCACTAAGATCAACTAATTTAACTGCTGCTGGACGACACTGCCATAAATTTTTAGTAGTAGGATCAGGAATAAGATTGGACAACGAAGACATGGCGCCAGGAAACGAAGTCGAAGAGTCAAGCGTATCCGAGGCCCCTTTGGGGCTCCAAACAAGGGGAGTGCCAGGGAGGGTGCTCACTTATTCACCTTGTCAAGCTCCATACGAAGCTGCGCGATTGTCTTGTTGGCCTCATCGAGCGCAATGGCGAGACGGTTGTTCTCAACAATCAGCGCTCCGATCGTCGCGCCTAAACGCTGCTCGAGCGGCGCGAGTTGCTGCGCCGAGGCCGCGGTCACGAGTAGCAATAGAGCGATAACTGTGCGCGTCATCCGTATACCCAATTCCCGCTAGCGCCGCTACACACGACAGGTTGAACAACCGCACCGGTCGTAGAGACGACAGATCCAAGCGCAGGAGATGCAACGCCATTAGAGACGATGGAGCGGAGTCCTAGTCTTGCCGCGGTACATGCGACGCCGGTCAATGTTCCTGATCCACTTATTGTATTGGTTGTCCCAGTCTGAACATACGGTGCGTTTAGTGTAAATGTAGAACTCAACACCCCGTTGGTGGCATCCCAAGACATGCACACCGCACTGGTAATTTCGTAACATATCTTTTCTCCTGCGGGAATTTGAATGGCAGCCGTGGCGAAATGCCCCAACATACCGAGGCCAACCTCAATGTCTGTCCCCGGCGTATCATTAACTAACAGCCCATAATGCGCATTTAAAGTTGTGCCGGTTGGCGCGACCGCCAGAAAAGCTGTTATCGGGTTGGCAACATTCCCAGACAGAAAGACAGTGTAACAATTCCGGACTCCGACCGCACAATCTGCGCCATTATTCTGCAGATCAAATTCAGCCGATACCTTGAAGGCCCCAGTGTCGCCAGCGCCTATGACCAAATCATTTGCCATGCCCCATGTGTTTGCTCCTGCACTCGATCCCGTCGTTGCAGAATTGAACAAACAGACTTTCGAATTAGAAAACCCACCAGGGCCGACTGGTGTCCCGGTTGAACCAGAGTTAAGGTTGCAATCGAACGTCACCATATACTCGGCGATGGAGGCATCAAATGTTGCCGTAGATTTAAGGTACAATGCCGAACGCTGGTGATCTCCAGAAAGACACCCAATTAAAGGGCAATTTCTGTATATAGACCCGCTTCCAGAAGTATAAAATCCATTTGTCGGAACTACAGTTTGAAGATCAACAATGGGTTGAGGAAAAGCATTAGGCATCTGAACGGTAGCGGGAAAAAATGTAGCCTGTGCCATAATATCAAGGAGCGCTCGCAACGTAGCCGCCGTATTACAGCCGTTTCCGCAACTCGTAAGCATGCTATTTATATCAGCATTGACCTGTGCCTGCGTAAGCTGAGCTTTTGCAGGACTAAGCAGCAAAAACAGACCAAGCAAGGCAATAAGGAACTTTTTCATTTCACCATCCAATATTCTTAGTGTTTTTCAAACGATCAAAACTTCTGCCGAAACGACGCCGATCCAGCCCGACCGTCTTCACAGCTCCCTCGCGATCGCTGACATTGCGGAGGTACGCCTTCAAAAGAGAACGCGCCCCGAGCGGGTGTTGCTCCTCATTATCCCCCATGTATTCAGCCTGCCGCTGGTCCCCAGTCAACCCCATGAGGAGACCAGCCGTCCACCGGATCAAAATCTGGGTGTTGAGAAACCAAGGAACCATAGTCGACGTTTCTGGTGTTGCAATATCCGGCATCTGCTTCTGGTAGCGATGCGTCACCGGAAACTGCCCCGAGGGCGGCGGCCACAACAGTATTTGAGCTGGTGATACTGACAAGTTTGTTGCATAAAACTGAGGAAAATTCTGAAACCCCGGCGTCTGTACAAGCCAATCGTATTCCGCTAATGTGATCTGAATCATCGGATACGGAACTCCGTTGATGGTATAGAATATGTCGTCCTTACCATCAACAACCCGAGTACGAAGATAATCAGATGGAAGATTGTTGACTGTGTTAGTTGTATAAGACTGCGTTCCCATAGCAGCATCCAAATCCCAATTCATGCACAAATCTTGGAGGCATGAATTGAGATATTGGCCAGACTGGCTCGTAAAGCCGGGGCACTTCGCCTCCTGCCTAGCTAGACTGCATATTTGCTGCGCTTGCAGGGGCATTCAGAAGTTCCTCATACTCTTCAATTTCGTTTTCAATCTTGGCGATGCTCTCTTTGTATTTCTTCATGTTGACTTCTGCAATTCCCTTCTGTGACTCCTCCTGTGGACTCAACTTGTGAGGACCTTTCTTGCCTTTAGCTTCCCAAGCGGCCTGCGACCGGCCCTCGATTTTATTGTAGTCTTCAACCAACTGCGCCAAAAATTTCTTTTCATGGGCCAGTCCAAGTACCAAGTCTTTCTTCTTGTAGAACGCTTCTTGCCTGTCAGATACTCGCCCAATCTTATCCATGAGATGATTAAAGGCATGTTCCGGCTGCTCCTGTCCAAGATACGTCTGCAATACGATACTTCTATGCGGAGGTATCTGAGTTGACACAGTTATTGCAACCGCCAACTCATCTGGCGTCTTCGTATGCGGGGTTTCCATAAAAGCTCCTGTTTACACTCCTAGCAAGGATGAATTTGGCATGTACTGATGCCGTGGCCCAATAGTCAAATTCCGAGGCCCGCGGTAGAACTGACGAACTGACTCGCTGCGCCCCCGCCCGTCCAACTCGTCTTGATGCTCCCACGTTCGCCACATCTGCTCAAACAGAACGCACGCAACGGACTTCTTCACGGGGTAAGTGTAGCCGTGAAAATATTGGACCCCGTCGATTGTTGCTCCCGGGCACCACGGTGCCACGTCAATTTGGACGTGGATGATCTCTTCGTCCGGTATACTTGCCGAACGCGCTTCTGACAGCGCCTTAGCAAAATACTCATCCCGAGCCTGCTTAGACAGCTCGGTAACGACTTGCTTGCGCGCATCAGCTCGAAGCTCCTGAATCTCCTCATCTGTAAGAATTTGAAGATTGAGAGGAAGCTTCTCACGATCAATCGGGGTTTCTTTTTTGGTCATGGATTCCACAAAGTCCCGCCAATGTTAATTGCTTGCCGCGAGACAAGAATTGGCCAACCCGCCGTCGCGTCAACCATCACGATATCACCGGGGAAAGTCTTAAGCACACCCCGGTTTGGAACATATAGAAGACCGTTCTGCGTGAAAGCCCCAGGCATAGCCGTAACAGAAGACAAAATGGGGGTGTTGAGAGCCCCCACCACAGGATCAGGCGGCACATTCTGCCGATCGTCAAAAATGAGTGCCGCGATAGTAGCGATGTCCGCCGCAGCCATCTGGTTACTGATGACAAGAGTAGTCAAACCAGTGGTTGAAAGCGTTCCGCCTGTCGAAGTAGCCATTAACCGCCTCCAGTCGAGAACGCTTGAATCTGCGCGAGATTAGCCGCAACGTTCATCTGCGCAGCAATGTCTGCAGCCATGGCATTCGTCAACGTGGTCACGTCAGCCGTCAAAAACGTCTTGGTCACCTGACCGACCGGCGTAGCATTGAAAAAAGTCTTACGCTGCGCGCCGCCGGCCGCCGCCATCCCCACGGAAGCGGCAGTGTTGCCGCTCATAGGACCCATACCGTCACCCACCCAATCGACGTTCACCTGATACGTGATTCTATAGCTCATGATGCTCTCCGATCAGCCGAAGGTGGCGCTGAAGGCGGACGTGGATTCGATCCGCATAAAGAACTGCTGATTCGAGATCAACGTCCCATAGAAGTTTTTCCAGCCTATCACTCGGAGCTGATTAAGAGGATCGCTCTTATCTGGCTCCTTCAAATAGGTCATTTTGATCGTATCGAGCACGACCTGCGCATAAGCCCCGCGTCCGAAGATGAACGTCGGATAGATCGTCAATCCCGTAGCTACCGGGGCCGGCGGGGTCTGCGCAAGACCAAGACCTGTGATTGTCACCACAGCTCCCGGAGCGAGCTGCGTTGCCTGTCCCGCAAGAGGACCTGTAGTCGGACCGGAAGCAGTAAGACCAAGATTAAATGGAGTGTTGGTCAACCCAATATAAACGCTGTAAGTGAACCCTGCCGTAGAAGGTAGAGTCACCTGAAGCGCACCGTTGGCTGCGGGAGTCACAGAAGGTGTAACTTGATAGATGCGCGACTCGTACTGATTCTGAATGTCTGATCCCGTAACGACAACAAAATAAGGGGAGTTGGCCAGCGTCCCACCACCCACCGCAACAGGAGTAGCAACGGCAGCAACGCCAGTAAACGTCGGAACCATATTGGTCTGACAGAACCGGATACCCCGCCACTCACCGACTTCATAATTATAAAGACGGTTTAGATCGCTGTAGCTCCAAGCCGTCACGATCGTCTGGTTTTCCGAGAGATCACCGTAAGGGAACGGATGCCCCACCGCTACATAGTGCGGCATCTTACGCGGGTTATTGGACGCCTTAGCGCCACCCGCGTCCGCCTGCAACTTCATATCGGTCATCTCGTCACCCATAAACCGAGGGGCTCCGAGATTGATCAACATAGCCGAGGCACGATTAATTTCGTGGGGGTTAAGAACATCACCAGAGGCAAGAGCAAAACGAGAGCCACGACTGTTAACATAGTTAATTTGGCTGCCCGCCAGAAGGTTCTGAAACGTATTACGTTCCATCGTTTCCGCAATTTGCAAACCAATCAACTCGGTTGCTTTTTTGAATAGCGGATGCTTAATCGTCATCTCCGCTACGTCCGTAATGGTAATTTTATCTCCCCACTGTTGCGCCTGCGCACTGACCTGTTGAAGGGTCATACTTTGACCGATCGGAGGCACACCTTCCGAAAGAGGAGCAAACGGCAACGGCACACGCGGGTAACGGCTCGCCGTGTAAGTTGTACCACTTCCCTTCGGGAGTGTCGCTGGATCACCGAACTGATAAACAACAAGCTGCCGACGTGCCAAAGGCAACGTCTTATCGGCGATGTACTGGCTTATGTCACCAGAAAACTGAGAAGCTATATTTACGGGCATTTACCGCTCTCCTAAGTTAAGGCGGTGAATGACCACCGCCTCAGATTTGAATGTCTCCGTATCTTCGCTCGAAATCAGAAAGAGACCCGGAAGCGCGCGCCGCGCGCCGCTCCGGCTGCACATCGCCGCGGCCGCTAGTTGGACGAACTTTTTCGCGCTCAACTCGTTTAGCAACCTTTCCATCTCCCTTTCCACGGTTGGAGAGAAATCGCTGACCAACCAAGTAGATGTAGATATTTTCTCGGGGGAGGTACTGGCCACGGGCGATACAGGCTTGGTACTCGCGTTCGACGTCGGCAGTAAGCTTTGACCGCAACTTGTCACTAGATGCGAGGGCATCCCAGGAAGCTTTGTCCTGCTGGGTCTGCACATTAAAAAGCACCGCAGAAGTCTTCTGATCATGTTGCCGCAGAGCCCGCTCAACCCGATACTCCGTGCGCTCCTCGGGAGACATGAGCGCCAAACGCTCTTGCTCAACGCGAGGGTCTTCCTGGACGGGGGGAACCTGCTGACGGGTCTGCCGAAGCTCGGCCATCTCCCGCCGCAAAGCGGCCGACTCTTCAGCCAGCGCTCGACGTTCCTCCCGGAGCCGGCTGACTTGTCTCCCACTGCGAGAAGCAGGCTGCCGCGCCGCAAGAGGTTCCTCAGGTTCCTCGAGCTCCTTGGGTTCCTCAGGCTCCTTGGGCTCCTCAGGCTCCTCGGGCTCCTCGGGCTCCTCGGGCTCCTCGGGCTCACCATTAGGATCAAGGATAAGTTCATCGTCATTCAAATCGAGTTCGTCGTCTTGCGGGGTGTCATCTTTAGCCATTTCACTCTCCAGTGCGATAACGAGCACAAGTCGGGTGTGCGGTGACGGGCACAACTCGAGGCGGGTTGCACACTTAAGAACAAAATAGGAAAAAAGTCAAGACTCCTCCTACAAAGCGAACAATACGACCCAATTGTTGGATGCGTTACATACCGCCTTGACCTTGTTAGCGCCGGTTCCCGCCGCATTGATCGTAGCGCCAGGCGTTGCCGTCGAGCTGTCAAGAATGGTAGCCGTCACCCCGGAGATACCACTCTGACAGGCCGGCAGCAGGAATTGCGCCGGGGCCGATCCTAACGCCGATCCCGTCGTAAAAATTCCGAGATCAGTCTTCGGAACTCCGTATCCCACGACGGGAAGTGGCTGCAGAGGAAACCGACCTGTGACGCTGGCCGTATTTGATAGCGTCATCTGGTTCGGATTGGAACCGCTGCCATTCGTGACAGTAGCCACCTTCGTCCCCGTCGCTATTGGCCAATTCGTTCCGGAATCGTTTGAATTACCGGTGTATTGATATGTCCTCAAAATGTCGCCCACGGAGAATAAAGCAGCGATCCCCTCACCAAAAGATGATTGATTAGGGCTTCCATTAACATTCCCCAACCCACTAATGTTAGTGACCCTAGTGGACCCAGCAGCAAAATCTCCAAACAATGTGACCATTGGCATGAAGACGTTGGCGTGAACTAGAAATGTGGCTCCTGTAAGAGCGGCACCATTTGCTATATTATTGGTGACGCAAGCTCCATTAGCATCAAGCGTCATATTATTCATTTGCCGAGTTGTAATAGTGTATGGGCCACCACCGGCTATAGCGGTAACAACATAGAGGGTTCCAGTGTTCTGATGAAACCAGATATCTCCAACAGCAGTATTAAAGTTATCATTTCCGACTGCTTGGGCTCCTATCGAGTAACCGAAAGTCATTGTATCGCAACCTGAGATCGCTGCACCTGTGGTGATCTGTCCATTTATATTGTGCAAGTCATTTGAAGTTCCTTGCGGTCTAAGTCCAAAGTCCAAAGTTGCGCCGTAGATATCGATCAGACCTCCTATTGCCTGCGTATATTGTATACGCCTTGCGTTGTTCACAAATTGAGGATATTTTCGTAAAAGAACGGCGCCGCCGCCAACGGTAGGAGCGGTAAGAGAACCTGAGGGGATTTGATTTTTCCAATCAACAAAATGATTGGGGGTGCTATTTAACGTCTCCTGCACCGCAGAATTTCCCATAAACAACGACCCAGCAAATGTGCTCGCAGCCTGGACGCCACCCGTCGTATCATTCAGACCGCTGGCGTCAACCCTCTGAAACCCCTGCCATGATCCGCCATCATTGATTATGTACGGAGCATTGGCGCCGCTGTTAACTAACGTTTGCATCCGCGACCAACCATTCAGAGAGCAGTTTTTCATCGTGAGTACAGTGCTTCCGGTAATATCGAGAAAAGCCGCCGGAGACGAACCATGAAGCCAATCGTAAAAATTTATTTGACAATTCTCCAACTGAATATCACCACTGAACGCTCCAAATCCTGTAAACGATCCTATACGAACTAGCTCCTCAGAATACAAATCTTTACAAGCGAAATACCCTTGGTTTAGCATACGTATATTAAAATACTGATACGCATTACCAACATGTATATTGTCGCATTGAAGTATCAAAGTCCCATTTTGTTCTCCAAATGTATTATTGGAAAGAAGGGTATGAACACCACTTGAACTAATATTAGTAAATTGAACGTTACGGGATTGGCTTTGAGAGATAGAAATGCAATAGGTAGAATGAGTACAAAGAATTTTATCAAACTTCATAAAATCACCGTTACCGTCAGTATTACCCGGCTGAACTACTATACCAACCGCAAAACCTTCGATAGTAAGGTTTATAAATTCAATATCACTCGAATTATTTTTAGCGTTAGCTGGAGGACTCACACTATATTGATTCACAATACCCGTCCACGACGGGTAAGTAACATTCGGATAGTACGTAGTTTGTACCCCTAAATTGTCACTATAGGCATCAACACATATTGCCGCGTAAGGAGTATATCGCGTCAGCCCTCCAGATGGTCCTGGGTTACTAAATCCCGTGACAGGGTTGTTGCCCCCCGGAACCAAACCGACATCTAACCATGCAGAATCAGCAGATGGATACGCCGCTCCAATCACAGGAGAATTTGGAGGACCTCCGCTCCCACCCCTAGATAACACCCAATCAGTCCATTGAAAATTTGCCCCTAAAAATCTTATGCCCCGTATTGCTGACAAACGCGCGCCTTGAAAGTTAACAGCGCATCGATCAGTCTTAGTCGGGAGTATCCAAACAGCTCCACCCTGCATTGAAGCGCTTAAATATGACCCGCGTTCTGCTTCATTACAAGTAACCAACGATACAGAGCTAAGAGCGCTATTATTTCCTCCGTACCCCATATGAATCGTGTCAGTTGTTTTATACTTCCCGTCAGCAAGGCATACTGCGGCAAATCCGTAGCGTATGGCATAATCAACTGCAGCTTGAATAGCTGCTGTTGCATCTGTAGTGTTGTCCCCGAGTGCGCCAAACTCACAAGTCTTAACAGGAGATGTTGAATACACCGGTTCCCAATAAATTCCCCCATTCAAAATTTCCCCGTACAACCCTGCCGGAGTAGACGTGCCCCGACTAAAAAGAAGCCCACAATTGGATTGACCAGCCGTTACAGGCTGCGTTCCAGACATGGAAGTCACATAAATAATCTGAATCGGTGTAGGAATCGTTGCAGCAGAGAGAGCTGCAGGAGTCGCTACAACCATGGTAGTGTTCGTCGCCGCAGGAGAAGGAAAATCCTGCTTCCCGGCCAACGCCGAATTCAACTGCGCCGCAGGAAGCGTCTGCCCGGATACAAAATTTCCAGGGGTTTGGGCATAAACAAAAGAGGCAGTCAACAAGAGTAAAAAAAGACTCAGAAAGCGGGCTCGAAACATCAGCTTTTCCCTTCAAGACGGCGGATTTGCGGGTGACCCGACGGACATACCCATCATAGAGAAAAAGTGCGGAGCATGCAACCCCGGTGGAGGAGCTGGAGGTGTACTAGAACCGTCATCGGTAGGACGCGTATTGTAAAGAAAGCCAGTCGCAAAGATCGCAGAAGTAAATCGACCCAGGAAGTGGACATTGGTCTCTGGCTGCGCCTGCAATGTGCTGAAGTCAGCAGCAATATTCAACCGCAACGCAGGAAGTATGCTATGCTGTACTGGCAGGAACCGGCCGATGAAGCTGACGTTGGTCTCAGCAACAATAACCGCGAACAGATCAGTCGCTTGGTTCTGGCGAGCCCCTAGATAAAGATTGTAAGCGACTGGGGAATATCTTCCCAAGAAATGCGGGTTAGTCTCAGCCTGATTAAAATCTGCAACTGAATTAGATCGCAGTGCAGCTTGAATCGTGAAACTTACTGGAGTAAAACGACCGACGAAATGCGGATTAGTCTCAAAAGAAACCCCACTACTGAAATCTGCAGCGGTATTAGATCGCAACGCAGATTGGATCGTAAACCTGTCTGGAGTAAATCGACCGATGAAGTTGATATTCGTTTCTAGCTGAACCTGCGAACTGAAATCCGCAGCTATATTGCTGCGAAGAGTTGGTAAAATAGCAAACTGCGTTTGAGTAAAACGTCCTAAGAAGTGAGTATTGGTCTCAGGCTGCGTCGGCAGAGTAGTGAAATCCGCAGCTATATTCGATCGAAGCGACGTCGGTATAGTAAACTGTGCAGGAACAAACCGACCAATGAAATGAGTATTAGTCTCGACAACTGCCGTAACCGGAATATCGGTTGCATAATTCTGACGAAGGCTAGTGAGAACGTTATAGTTTGGAGCCGAGAACTTCGCGAGAAAATGTGAATTAGCTTCGACTTGTGGAGTTGCAGAACTAAAATCAGCCGCTATATTAAGACGTAACCCACGCCATATATTAAATTGCGCCTCACTGAACCGGCCAATAAAATGAGTGTTCGTCTCGAACGTGGTTCCGCTTGAAAAGTCTGAGGCAGCGTTAATACGAAGTCGTGAGTTTATAAAATACTGCGGCTGAGTAAATTTCCCAATAAAATGAGGCTGAGCTTCCGACTGCACCGGTAATTGCGTAAAGTCCTCTGCAATATTTGATCGAAGTAACGGAAGAACTTTATGCGCAACAGGGGTAAATTTTCCAATAAAATGTGGTTCTGCCTCCAGCACACTAACAGCAGCAGCCCCCACCAGCGTGACCAGCATGTCCTCTTCAGGATATATCAGAAATTGGTATGGATTTTTATCTAATTGGAGAACTTCGCTTGCGGATAGTTGCCGATTCCAGAAAAGTGCTAAAGAACAATCAGCGTTGACAGTTCTAGGTGTACCTGGAACATATTGATTTATAAATAATTGCGGCCCAGAGAAGCTGGGAGCACCGGCACCAAATGCATCACTGGCTGCACTAACACCGTTTTTATATAGAATGGAATTTCCGCCAGTAAGAAATGTGCCGCATAAACTAAACGGCTGAGCCCCATAACTACCAGTAACATCAATGGCAGTAGTAGGAGAAGCTAGCGTCCCTGCATTATTCCAGCGACAGCCAATCGCCAAGTAATCACTAGAATCGCCTGCGATCATACGTCCATAAAATGGATTAGTGTCAGAATTAGTGTAGGTAACTCCGATTAGACTCGGAAATGTATCACCGGGGGCACCGTTTATTCTTCCACGCCAATAGCACGAAAAAGCACTTCCAGTATATGCTGCTGGAGCTGTTGTTATTAGACCGGTATTTGAACCTGTCGTATTCGATCTATACGCATACCCCTCTTTTAAGACTACTCGGCTGCCTGGTCCTCCATCTCCTTGCGAGAGCTTGGGGCCAACAATCGGAATACCCTGCAAAGTGCCTGGAAGATAACAGCCGATCAGTCCATCAGTAAGAGGATTCGACCAGTCGACCCGTGGCACGCTCACATAAGGCTTGGCGTTGCCCTGCGCTGCCATGATCTAGTACTGCGTTGGCGTCAGAATCGCATTGAGAGTATTCCCAGTTGGAGGTAGCGTTACGCCGGTATTGTTGATAAGTATCGTTTTGTAAAACCCGAGAGGAATGATTATCCCAGGAAGGATTTCGTCCACCACGTTGGCTGATTGAGTTTTTGGGTTAATGTAAATGTTTCCCACAAGTCCGTTGCCAGAATATGCCGGCGTCGTGCCGGACGTGTAGGTCGGATAAGTGCCACCAGTCAATGTCGTGATTGACGGCACCAAATAAACGGAAACAAACGATGCGGACGTAAAGGCGAGCGAGTTGGAGGCCAAGTGAAGGGCAAGCATGGCGCGCTGAGGCGAATTATTTCCACCAACTTCGGGTCCGTAAGCACTGCCTGCGCCAGTAGCGAGCGAGTTAAGCTCTGTCGTAAGCAGATTAAGCGTACTGACTACGTTACCCCATAAAAAGTTGGTAGCCATCAGCTCAGACCCGCCGCTGTCGTATCAGATACCGACACAGGACCATTCAATCCACCACCGCCATTAGCAACAGGAGCCTGCCACCAAGGCTGTATTAACCCTTTAGCAAGAGCCGTCAGATTCGCAACCGTGGAGCCAGCCACTGGGAAAAAGTCCAGGATCATGCCGACAGTTAATAGCGCCGTATTTGCCGAGCCGCCAAGAAGTCCACCAGTAGCTCCAGCCGCCAGCAAGAGCATGAAATTCTGCTGCTGGGCTGCCGTAAGTGCCTTAAATTCAGCGTAATTAACGCAGTTGGCGAGTTGTACACCATTGACCGTGATCGATGTAGGAATCGAACCAGTGATAGTTATTGCGTTGATCTGATCAATCTTCTGCTGCGTCGTTCCCGGTGTGAGCGTTGCCCATTTGGCGATCAGAGAAGTATAATAGGCCATATTATACCCCTCTAACGACATGCTCCGGAATTTCCACCACACCCGGCAATGGATTCTTTCTCATATGCTCCGCACACTTATTACAAAGACAGAAAACATGCGCCGCCCAATCAGCGGTGACTAAACCGTCGGGCTCTCCACAATTAGCACAGAATGCGACCTCGAAAACCATGCGCCCGCGAACCACAGTCTTTCGCTCGCGCTGCACAGTATTGCTCAACCTGCAATCAGGCAGGCCGAGCTCCAGCTCTCTGTCCCAATTGTCACACAAGCCCATTAGATACCCTCACCAATATCGAGTGTAATATCAACAGGAACCGATGCTGTAGCCGCCGCAGTCGCAAACTCAACATCGATAGGGTTCGCCCCGTTAGGCATCATCTGGAACGCAGCAGTCGGCACAATCGGTATGTAACCACCCATACCGCCAGTCTGAGCAAAACCGACACTGACTCGGACGTTCGTGGTACCGCCAGCAGTGATGGCCGTAGTATCGTCTTTCCAAGTCGACTGAGCTGCAACCGAACCTCGACGGTTCTTCGGCTTCGCAGTCTGGGCAGTGCCACCAGTCGCAATAGTAGCCGTACACTCTTTCATTCGAAGTGTGCCACCACCTGCCGTGTTGAAGCGGGCTCCACAGTAGAATCCGTATATTCCTGTCGTTTCTTGGTTAGCAGCCGTAACACCCCAAAGATGCACGGTTTCCGTATTAGGAGTTCCGTTCGTAGTCGTAAGCCGATTGAGATCATAAAAATAAGGCATTGCTACCTCCGTACAAGTTGCGCCGCCGCCAAGATCGGAGCCATTTTTTCATCAAACTCACGCTGTTTGGCAGCCAGCGTTTCTAGTGAAGAAGAAACTTCTTTCTCTTTAGATGTAACGGCCGACTCGCGAGCCTGCAACTGCCGTTCCTTCTCAGTATGTGCTTGAACACGATTCTCATGCGCAGTCATCTCCCCTCGCAACTTCTGCTGCAAACTGAAAACTTCCGCGCGCGACGCCTCGAGCTGAGCCTTTTCAGAATCGTGCACTACCTTGGCTGCGCTAAAAGCATCCATGTCAATCTTGCGCTGCTTTTCCAACTTATGAAGCTCAGCTACTTTTTCATTGTTACTTTCCAAAATTTTCTGCGCTTCATCTGCTTTATCCGAAAATTGTTGAAGAACGCCCGCAGCAGCGGCAGAATTAGGGTTTCCAATAATATTCAAAAGAGTCATCAATCCCCGCATCTCATTTACGGAAACATCTGGAAGAATAGGAGACATCGGATTGAACATGACCATCCTCAAGTGTTAGTAATCACAGACAGGGAGTCACCGGCATTGACCTTAAAATATTCCGTCTGGTTCGCCGCCATGCGC